CGCTCTGCTATCGAAATAGCGATTGTCCACAATCATAACTACTGCGAACACGCTCGCTGCTAAGATCGAGCCAAAGAATATACGTCGCTTCATTCCGTGTTTTACCACCATATGCCATGCTTCATTAGCGTGCTACGCACCCAACGATACGCAGCGACCGGTCTACTCACTACCCAGAATATACGATTCCAGATTGCCCTTACCCACCTGCTGATCGTTTTGAACCACAGGTAATTACCTTCCTCTGGATTCACCGTCCACGCAGCAAACATACCGACTTCGTACAACGCCATAACCGGAGTAGATACCAGCAAGAAATTTATCCCGTCCGCTGTGGGCGTCAGGATGATTCCGAGAAACGTGGCGAACAACGGTGACAGCAACCTGCCCCATCGGAAATGCTTGTACCTCAATAGCCTTGCTCTAGCGAGAATATACATCGCCGTCGGAATCATGAACACGAAACTCATTGCCGACATTAGAGCGGTAACTAGGTCAAGATAATTGCCTATGTCGATAAGCGGTACAGCGACGTTTGAACCGAAGTTGAGCAGGAACTTCAACCCGACTGGCAGCAGGACGTAATACACGAACATGATGCCCAGAACATAGGACACCATTGCTGAGATCGTTACAGCGGTCAGGAACCGCCAGAATTGAACAGGGAGCCAGGGCTTGAGTAATGACAAGACGCTGTAAGCGATCATCGGTATCGCTGCGAACGTCCCGCCTTTCATAACAATCGAAATCGTCGCCCCCATCATCGACAGAGGCGACGTGAATACCGGCTTACCGTCAAACGGTGAAAGCCTATCTCCCGCCGGTGCTAATAACCATTGGAAAATTTCGTCCTTGAAATAAAAGCTGTATCCAGAACCCGCGCCCGCGAAAACGAGAATCCAAAAGACTCTCAGCCAAAACTTATTCTTGAACGAGCGTTCCGGTTTACCGCGTCTCCACGGCAGCACTTTTACTCAGCTTTAGACGTTGCAGGTTCGGCGGTCTTGGACTCTGCCTCTGCCTTTGCTTCTGTGGCTCGCTTCTTGCTGCCACCGAAGAAGTACCGGAATACGTTTTTGATTCCGAACATCATGTGAAGCCCAATGCCGATAACAAGTACACCGACAAGCACTCCGAGGAAAATTTCATTTCCGAATATTGCAAGCATTTAGACCCTCCAGGTTATTTGCTTTTTCCTGTTGAGAACAATCGTTCCCTTAAACCTTGAACAGACTTTTTCGCACGAGGTGTGCCTAGAACGCCCGTTCCTAGTCCCATAACAGCACCAAATATACCGCCTCTGGCGTGATGCGTCTGCACCCCTATTTCATCGCCAATGGCTTTCAGAATTTGGTTACTGATAAGAGCAAGTATAAAAGACGCTGCGCTTGCGCCTATAAGCCACCGCAGTTGAAACAACATCGCTAATCGTCCAACGCTCGCCGTACACGACGAAACAAACTGTTGCCGAGTTTCAGAATACCGTCTTTGACTTCTTCTGCGCTTGACTCTTTGAACCGCTCAACCGTGTCCCAGAATTCAGCCTTTGCATCATCTAGAGATTCGATCTGGCGTCGCTGTGGCTCCGGTTCCATAACTTCAACCTCGTCCGCTTTTTTGTCGATTGTGGGTTCCTCAACTTTTGGAGCGGGTTTTGCCTTTTTCCTTGATGGTCGTTCTTTTATTTCGTGTGGGTTAGGTTCCGCATTGACTTTGGCTGCGGTAACCTTTTTCCTGCTATCAGACATTTTCTGACTCCGCTTTATTTGATGCTATCGACCGACGTTAGTAAATCGCCAGATTGCTCAGAGGATTTTTCAGCAGCAGCTTTATTTGCAGCAGCTACCGCCGCATCACATTTTTTCCTAATTGTTCGGACGTCATCAGATGCTATTACGTTCGCCCACTCGTCAAGAATCTCTTGCTGCGTTAAGTCTTGTGCCTCAAACGTAATCTCGGCTTCTTTTCCTATGTAAGTACATAAAGTATCCACCGCTCCAACAAAGCCCAAATCCCACGGCGTACCGTAAGCTAAAAATAATTCTTCATTCGATACAGGAAATCGTTTTCCACCCGACGAACGATTGTCAGTCACCGAAACTTTTACTGTTACAGGCATCTTATTTCCGTCACTGTCATAGACGTGTAATCATTTTGATTTGCGTACCCACCTGGAGAACCTTTGAAATCAAATTCATAAGTTGTACTCGTGTTTGCACCTGCAATTTCAAAATGTGTTATTTGATGTATGTCGTACCCTGATCCAGCTGTTAATACATGAGAAGTTTCTTTTACGGTTGAACCAGCAATATCTATTTTCATCGACAGAGTTACGGTTGTACTAACGTGTGCTTGCGTTTTCATACAAGCAGATATAAACATTCCGTATTGGGCAGTTCCGGTGCTATCACTTGGTGTTTTTGTGAGGCTTAAGGCTTGTGCAGCAACTCCATAGGCAGCATTGAGAGTTTGGGAACCACTTGCCTCGTCTGTACTTGTAGAACCCTCTGACTGAGTGTGAGTGTGCGTTGTATCTGCAACAGTTTTCTCACTTCCACCGTTGGCGTAATACCGCAAAGTGCCGTCAGTGTTCGCAGCAAAACGTGTGTGACCAGTAGCAGGGGCAGACAGCGCACCTTGTTGATCTAGGTCGATGTAATCCAGCGAGTCGAGCGTTGCACTCCCATCACCAGCAGTTCCGGTGTGAGTATGACCGGCAATTGAATCTAGGTTGTCGCGAATCTGCGTGTTGAAATCGTCGGCAGAAACCGTTTCCTGATCGACCCATGTTTTAGGTGTTGTCCATGCCATTAGTGCGTATGTCCTATTACTGAGGCTGTTTTCTCAGTATCGCCATTGGCTCTGTATCTAAGTGTCCCGTCTGTGTGCATAGCGAATCTAACGTGACCTGCTGCTGGTTCACCTAAAGCCGAACCTGTTTGCTCAATGTCTGCGTGGTCTAATGATGTAAGTGTAGAACTGCCGTCACCTGCTGCGCCAGTGTGCGCGTGCGCTCCAAGACTATCTAGATTATCCCGCACATAAGTATTCATCCACGCAGCGTCGATAAGATCGCCCACGACCATTTTAGGTGTTGCTGACCACGTCATGCTCGACGTTCTCCCGTTGCAAATCTTCCACCGTTTCACCTGGCAACCAGTTTCGAGTGATAGCCCGATCGCTTCGAGCAGCAGGGCGAATGACCAGTTCTGCTTCTATGGCGGTGCGTTTCTGAGGCATACGAACATGACGCCACGCAAAATTCACAGCAGCGTTTCCACAATTCAAACACCAAAACCGGCGTTCTGTTTCCGACACCAATTGCGCCCCTGCACAGTCTGGACATTCTGCAATCCATCGACCGTGATTCACGTATGCCACTATCTCGCCGTCTGTCACGCCGTCCTGCGCTGGTGCTTGCATAGATTTTCGCGAAGCCGAGTATCTGACAAACTCGCCGTAAGGCAGCCTAAATATATCCTCGTGAGTGATGATCTTATCGTCGGGAGTGTCAGGCTTTCTCATGTTGGGTTTAACCTTGTTTCGCTTCCAAGTAGTGAATATCCGAGCGTCCAGAACGCAGAGAACGCAGAAGCCGATGACAACTCAAAATGAGCGGTAAGGCGTTTAGGGACAATTTCATAAGCCCAGTTTTCCACGAAGAAATCTTCATCGACTCCAAGCCCTGCGTTATTGTTTGCCTCAATGTTTACTCTATCCGATATGGTTCGACTCAGCACTTCAACTGCGTGATACAAATCCTTTTGACCGGTAACGCTGATACCGAGCATCGGCGAAGGGTCTTTATATAACGCCAGATTATGCAGCACCCATTGTTGCGCAGTTGCGGTGTCTGGAATATGAACAGCCAGATCAGAACGTGCGAATGTCCGTTGACCATAAACACTCTGGCTGGTGGCGTTCGCTGCTTGAACGGTCACAGGGTCTAACTCGTATACCTCTGTGCCACGGCATTGCAGCTTGGTGAGATAAACGGTCACGGCAGCGTCGTTTGTTATCTGAATCTTTTTAGATTTTGAAAAGTCGGTTTCGACGATGGTTAGATCGGAAGTGTAGTCGGTTCCTGTGCCGTCGCTTGCGCCGTTTGCTGTGTAGTCCGTAGTGGCTACCAGCGCAGTCCAAGCAGCCACGCCGGTTCCGTCTGTACGGCTTGCAGGGTTCGGGTAGTTAGCCCAATAGGTCACGGTGTCCCCTGCTTCAATAGCAGGTGCATCTCCGGTCGTATTCGCTTCCGAGTGTGTCCAAAGCGTCACACCTGCGTTAGTTGCTTTTTTTCTGACGGTGGCGCGAAAATCGTTATAGATAAATCGCAGCGGGTCTAATTCGCTGATCGACTCATATCGCAACACACCTTTCGCCGTCGGGTCATCTGAGTATTCGGCTTGCGCCACGATGTTCGGCAAATTCAGTCTGTGGTCACGATCTTGGAAATCAATCTTGCCTTCTTTAGTCTCAACGAGCAGACCTGATTCTGATTCCTCGACACGCCTCAGGGCGGTTATAGCTTCGAGAGAATCTACTTCCCAGTTTTTGAACGTCTGTGTTCCACCGTCAACGATGCGCTGTGTCGCACTCCAACCGGCAGCGTCAAGAATATCGTCTATTGCGTCACCGCTCGTAATGCTCGCCTGATACGGGATGTTTACTTCGTTTTGCGTCAGTTGACCGAACACGCCCAGACAACTAATCGTTGCGGTCTTAATGCGGTTGTTGCCCACGCTCGGCGCAATGCGTTCAATGTAGCCGGTGAACATGTCACGAACAACTGGCGATTCGCTGCGTACTTTGACCGAGCGATTCGGCACAAGGTTTCCTGTCAAAACTGAGGAAGTATTGAACGGGGAATAACGGTCATCGTCGTTTGCAACCGTGAGTGTCATTCGCGCAGCCTTCACCTTGCCGGTGAGCGAACTGGCGACGTCACGACCGCCTTTGATGGATACCTTCAAAACATCCGAGGTGATGTTGTCGTAAGTACCGTCGTACTTTCCGTCGTTGCCCCAATCGACAAATACTTTTGTGCCAATGTCCAACTGGTCATCTTCCCAATTGGCTTTAGTTTTGCCAACGCCCTCAACAACGAACAACGAACCAGCAACGAAGTTGGAACCACCTGACACTGATAAGACGATCTGCGTGACTGCTGATGTATCTTTCCAGCGCATCGAGTTGAGTTCTAAAACATCTTCGGCAGCAGCACCGGTACTCAATAAGGTTTTGTGCCGGTCAGTTTTCGTGTATTCAAATATCGTGGTCGTGCCACCGCCAAAGACGTTAGCCGTTGCAGATGCCCCAGGTATTTCATACAGCGTCCGGTCAGACGTTCTCTGCGCTGCTGTAAGCGTCGCTCCATCACCGTCTAATCCCTGACTGTCGTAATTAGCAGCAGTCGTGTCGCTGTTGAGTTGAATATCTAGCCCTGATGTTGCAGCGACTTCATCGGTTCTGGCGTACACCGTAATCTTGCAATTTTGGTATTCACCGGAAACCGGCAGCGTTATGGTGGCAGCGTCACTCTCTAGCTTTTTGTAAGCAATTACATTCTTCGGGACGTGGTAAGCAGAAAACATCGACCCTGCTACAAAGCCGTCTCCGGTCGATGGAAGCAAATCATATTTGGTCAACGCAGCGATGTTGTCACGGCGTTGCGATGTGATTTGGACTTGATCGGATTGACCGGTGATTGCAAGCGAATAACCGTCGTTTGCAGAATCGGGCGCGTTATAAATCGTCTGAACAAACGCACCAAATACGTTAGCCTCGGCGTTGGCTGCGGGGCAGACTCCGATTTTTCTATCGCTTCCGCTTTCCGCTGCTTTGACTCCAGAATCACCCCTGATGTACTGGCGAGCGTAGTTCCCGTCCACGGTGTCGTTATTCAACGCAACGACCAGATCAGCAGTATCAGCAACAGGGTTGGCGCGAAGATTGGCGACTATTACGACGTCACCTGCAAGCTGCGGCAGACTCTGTGCGCTTAACGCAGTTCCAGTTGCGAGTGGGCTTGCAACTCCACCAAATACGGACTCATTAAAATAGGTATTGTTGAACTCAGCCAATGCAATTCTTTTTCTAGCTTACGGCTTTGGGTATTTGGCTTTCACCGCTGCAATATGGTCTTGCCAGGTGGTCGTGCCGTTTACAGAATCATGGTACTGCATGTCTAGCTGGTCGCCGATGGAGCCGTAGGCTTCCCTGCGGTACGCAGCGTAGTTAGCAGACACTCCACCGTTCTCCCGCACATTTCTTTCTTGTTCCTGATTGAAGGAGTTCTGCGCCCATTCGTTGATAATCTTTTGGTACTCGTCTGGCGTGAGCGTAATCGACTCCCCATCCACCATCTTGGTGAGGGTAGGGTTGTCATTCTCGAATTGAGTTTTCCATTCTTGAAGTGTTGCCATTTATCCTACTCCGTACATGTGAACTGTTCCTGCGTCGATGTTGCCTGAGTCAAACTTGAAACTTATTTCATCTATCGCTGCCGTTGTATTGATGTAGCCACTAGTAAAGTTGTCAATGGTAAAGTTTCCTTCATATGCGTTGTTGGTTCTTGCAATGTAGTGCTTTACGAATGTCGTACTAGAAGGGTCATAAAGAGTTAGTACACCGCTACACGATTGGTCACTATCAAAGCCATTTGAGTAAGTCAGGGGTTGATATGCCGTACCCTGTGCTTGATCCCAACGAGTGTCATATGCCAACGAAGTAGCAGTATCGGCTTCGTTGTGATACGCACGAAAGAATGTCGATGTAATCACTTCATTGAATCCGGTCTGACCGGATGCGTTCACTTGGAACATAAAGTCCACATTGTCGGTTTGCGGGTGCATGTTCACAAAGTGGAACTCGTAAGCGTCATACGTGCTGTCGATACCGCTGGTGAAACTCAGGGTTGAACTACTGGAAGCTGTCTGAGATGAAAGGTAAGTCAACGCCATCAGGACACCCCAAACATCTTGATTGTGCCAGCGTCTATGTTTCCGCTTGAGAATTTGAAGCTAATTTCGTCTATAGCTGCGGTTGTATTGATGTAACCGGCAGAAAAATCATCAATCGTGTAATTGTCTTTCTGAGCGTCATTGAACCTAGCCATAAACTGCTTCACATATGTCGTATCTGAGGGTGCGTATAGTTTTAGGATTCCGCTACACGCCTGATCGTTATCGGCTCCCGTTGTGTAGGTAAGGTTTTGATACGCTGTCCCTTGCGCTTGGTCCCATCGAGTATCGTAAGCGAGTGCATTTGCTGCTGTTGTTTCATTGTGATAAGCCCTAAAGAAACTGGAGGTTATTGTTTCATTGAAACCCGTTTGACCAACCGCATTTACTTGGAATTGGAAATTCACACCATCCGTTGAAGGATGCATGTTCGTAAACACAAACTCATAAACGTCGTAAGTTGAGTCAATCCCTGACGTAAACGATAACGACGAAGATGCTGAGGCGGTTTGTGTTGCGAGGAGTTTCTTAGCCATTAGGAAGTCGCCACCCCGTACATTCGGACTTCTCCAGCGTCAATGTTTCCGCTGCTAAATTTAAAATCTATTTCGTCAATAGCCGACGTTGTGTTTATATAACCAGCAACATTGGATTCCATAGAGTAATTCGATGAATGATGGTTGCCTTGTACGCGAGAAACAAAGTGCTTGACGTAAGTGGTACTTGATGGCGCGTACAGCGTCAAAATCCCAGAACAACTCTCGTCGTTTTCATAGTCAAGGTTGTAGAACATATTTTGATAGGCAGTCCCTTGTGCTTGGTCGTGAGAAGCACTATAAGAAAGTGACGTATCAGTACCGGCTTCATTGTTATAAGCGATAAAGTGCGATGACGTTATAGTTTCGTTGAAGCCAGAGCCTCCAGAAGCATTTGCCTGAAATTGCCAATGAACGTGCTGGGTGGCAGGGTGAATGTTTATAAAGTGAAACTCGTACACATCGTAAGTTGAGTCGATGCCAGAGGTGAACGACAGGGACGAACTAGCACTCGCTGTCTGCGAACTGATGAACGTGTGAGCGTCACTAACGAGGGCAACATTCTGACCGTCTAGCGTTTGACCATCAGCAAAAGCGACTCCACCGAAACTAGCAAGAGTCGTTATATCAATGCCGTTGATTGTGGCAATATCAGGCAAGAACTAACTCCGTCGTGTTGAAGTTGAAGTACACAGCGTCGGATGCCGTAGCAACGCCGACCTTTTGCACCGTGTCACCACTTCCGCTCGGAGCGGTACTCGTAACGTCACCGGCAGTCGTACTAATGAATATGTTGTCGCCAGCAGTAAACGACCAGCCTGTGAGTTTCATAATCCCTTGAATCATCACATCGACTGGGTTGGTGTCTGTGCTTGCGCTGGTGCAGATTCCTAACGCTGGCATCGTAGTGTCTGCGTCTGCGTCTGCGAGAAGCACCTTGCCACCCGTTCCCAAGTAAACCACGTCGCCGACAGCCAACGTCGTTCCAGCAGTAAACGAGAAGATTACGCCGGTCGCATCACCGCTCGTACCTGGTGCGGTGTTCGAGAAATCAATCTTGCCATCTTCTGCGATAGTGACGGTTGTAAACGTACTGGCAGCGGGCGTCGTGCCACCAATAACTGTGTCATCAACAGTACCGCCATCAACGGTTAAAGCGTTCGAAATGTTGCCGTCACCCAAACTACCAGTGACGTCGGTCGATAGGTCTACGCTTGATTGAATAGCCAGAGAACCTAATCCCAAATTTGTGCGAGCATCGGCAGCGGTCGAAGCACCTGTCCCACCTTCGGAAATAGGCAGATCACCAGTTACGTCAGTGGTGAGATCAATCGGTAAACTGACTGATGAACTTTCCAGCGAGTTCACCGCCGTGTTCAAATCGCTAACGCTTTTTGCAGTTATGTTCAGAGCGACAGATGCACCGGAAGAATGTATTGCGCCGGTTGTGCTTTGTTGAGCGCGAACCACCGTCAGAACGTCAACGACCCGATTCGTGCAGGACATAATCTCGTCGTCGATTGAAATATGAAACGGGTACGCAGAAGGGAATTTTGCTCCCTCGCCCGATGCCACAGTTACCGAAGTTGCAACGTCTGAAATGTCCGCTGCAAGCGTCGAGACTGCGTTATTTTTTACTTGCAGAAATGTCGTGACCATATTGCCTCACTATGCCAATATCGTTTCAATGCCTGGGATTGCGTACATTTCATCGACCACGGCGAGTTCAAGAACCGAACCAGCAGCCATCGTCCCCGATGTTGGAAATACTACTAAAGATGATATTGCATCCGTCGAACCCCAACGACCGGAACTGACTTCAACTTTATTTTCGCCCGTTCCCGCCACACGCAGAACACTCTTGTGCGAGCGTGTAGATAAAGCGTCTGGAAATAGATATTCCTCATTTGTCCACAGCGTCGCATCTAGAGTGCTAAAAACAAAAGAATCTTGGTCGATGTATTTGGCTGCGCTAGTGGAACTGGATGCGCCTGATAGATAGTTGCGGTGATAAATCGAGGTGCTGTCTGCGTTGATGCGAAGTTCCAGATCGACTGAGCCAGACCCTAAAACATTCAACCGAAGGAATAAATGGCGCGCTGTGAACGGCAAGCCCGACGTGTCTACCGTGAGCGTTTCGCTAGATGAAGTATCGCTCAGTTCGATTCTGGATATGGTTCGTGTCGGGAGGCTTAGCACTACCTTATTGCTCCAGCATCCCTGTTCTGCGTCTGTGCTTGTTCCACCTTGTCAGCAAAGTCCTCGAAGCCGTACACATCCCCGTTGACCACGTAGGTGTTGCCAAACACGGCTTCCCGCTGCATTCCGTTTTCACCTCTTACAAAATGCGTAGGATTTTGGTTCATTTCTGGAAGCATGGGAGGCGCACCGCCAAGAACATGACCGCGAGCAGCCAAAATCATTTCACCGAGTTTCACGCCACGACCCTGATCGCTGTTCAACATATCTTCGAGCCGTTTGATTTCAGCCAACAACCCTTCTTCCGACGAAAGTCCGATGCCGAAATCACCTTGCGCTAATCGAGCGCGCGCCTCGTCGAGTTGGCGTTGCAAATCGTTCTGGTCGTCCTTAAATGCTCGCATTACGTCAGCACCTATTACGCTGCCAGTCTGAATAACGTCTGGTAATCCCATCACCGCACGCTTGATCTCCTCGAACCGTTCACGCTCGCCCTTCTGTATTGCTTCTAGTGCATCCTCGCGCTGCTGTATAAGTTCCAACTCATCAGCAAGTGCTTCTTCTGCGATACGCTTGTTCTCCGCTGCTACCCTCGACCGAATCCGTATCTGTTCGGCTGCGAAATCCTTGTTGGCGTTGACTATCGCCATTTCAGAGTCGATACGAGCATTGGCAGTATCAACTATCCGCTGCGCTTCTTCTTCCGCTGTGTTAGCTAACTGGGTAAAGCTGTTACCAACCATTTCGTTAGAGTCAATAACAGCGTCGTTGCTTTGTTCGATAACCTCCGCAGCTTCTTCAATAGATTCTGTCAAGCGTGGTATTTCTATATCGGCTATTTTCTCAATCTCTACACCGAAAACCGAACCAAGCGTATTTATACCGTCGATGATTTTGTTAATGACCCACACCCACGTGTTTGCGTACATTTCGACCGCTTCAATGAGGTAATTGACCCCTTTGATAATTACACCCTCGAAATGATGCCAGTTTGCAATGACAACTCCAATGGCGAGGGTAATAGCAGTAAACGCGAGAAGAAGCGGGTTGGTGGTATATAACGCCATCATTGCAACACGCAATGCGCCTATTGCTGTTTGCGCCAATCCAATACCGGTGATTATTGGAGGAAGTGCCAAACCAATCATTGCGAGTGCGCCAGCAAGACCACCAACGACAAGTATTACTGTCTTAGTTCCTGATGACAGATTAGAAAATCTTTCTATCAAACTGTTTGCTATTTGCACGATTTTTTGAGCAGCGGGTAATAATTGCTGACCAAGTTCCGCAGCAGCATCTTCTAACTGCGCTTTCATAATCCTGGTCGAGTTTGCAAGTGAATCTGCGGTGCGTGTGAAATCGCCCTGCTGTGCCGTGGTTTGCGACAGAATCAACGAGTAACGGGCTTGCACCTTTTGGGCTTCTGTCAGTTGCGCGCCTTGTTCTGCGATGCCTTCTGCATACGCTTGTGCGTTCACTTCGGCAGCACTAAGCAAAACACCGACAGTACGCAGCGGTTCGACTTCACCGACTAAACCGGAGCGCAACTTCTCTAAAGCAACGTCGATCGGTATGTTGTTGAAGGACGCCATATCCGCAGCAAGTTTTACTAACTCAACGGACATTTCTGCCGATGCGCCTTCGGCTAGACCTGATGCGTTTAGGATTGTGCCGAGAGTACCAGCGTACTCATTCGCAGCGCGCTCACTTATACCGAACGAAGCAGCGGACGCCTCACCAAATTCTTTGACAACACCGGAAGCGTTGCCAAACGTTACAGTAGCTTTGTTTATCGCTTCATCAAGATCACTGGCGAATTTAACCGAAACAAGACCCACACCAGTCACAGCACCCGATACAGCTAGAAACGCTGTTCTCATGCTTTTAGCTTTTTTGCTTATGCTGTCTAACTGACTGGACGCTTTATCGTCCGCAGTTATAACAATCTTTGCTTCGTTAGCTGCCACTGTTGCCCTGCCTTGCGTATGCGCCTAGATCAGCACGTTTAGCGATTGCCAAATTCTCTATATCAGCTTCAAGAATCTCTGTTGGCAATTTTCCGTACCGCTGCGCTAGTTGGTCAACTGCCTCCGCTATAAGTATTTCATTAGGGAGCGGGGCAGCGACTAGACCGACGCTTTTTGTTCGCTCGGCTGACTTTCTAAATTTTTGTCACCGGCGATCGCCTGTGTCCATGCAGTAACGATTGCGTTAAAAATGTCGCCTGGGAGCGTCACAGCACCATCGCCATTAGCGGGGATGTCGTTACCGTCCTCGTCAACAAGATTCCAGCTAACAATCAGATCATCCCCGAACCGTCGCACCAATGCTTCCTGCTCTTTCATTCCTGATTCGTCCATGCCAGAAATTTGAAACAGAAACGACATTGGTGCGCTCGCAACTACAACGACTTCACCGCCCTCATAGTCGCCAGTCAGTTCGAGTGTTTGGGTCTTTCTTTTGACCGTAAACTTCTTAGCCATCTTTTACCTCCAAGCATTTGTCTGGCTATTTAGTTTCGATTATGCCCAGGTTGGAACTGTCCCATCAGCCAGCGCACAAGGTACTGACCAGGTAAATTCACCTGTTGCAGATCGTGTCAGACTGTAGTCACCCAAGATCATTTCCATCGACAGTGATTGACCACTGATGGCGATGGTTACGGTTCGAGTTACTGACGTGCTGCTGATGTCTTTGAATACGGCGTGAGACTTGTTGGCAGCATCGTTATAAACACCGTTCAAAGTGAACGTTCCGTCTGCGAGAAGTTGCAGCCGTTCATTTGCTGACTTGTCTACACCGGTCACGTTCTGCTCAGCGCGTGGCGTGTTGATGGTGAAGTCGGTCACATCGTTGCTAATGTCTCGAAGCGTCCCGCCGGAATCATCCACCGACACCGTTGCACCAAGACCACTTTCTTTAGCCATGATTTCTCCTAAATGTCGTTAGCCGTTCCACGGCGTACCGCAGCAGCTACAACCAAGTTAGTGAATGTCCCTGACGCTTCGATGCGCAGGGCTTTTTCCACGTTGCCAGCGACAGCAAGACGCTCGGCAGATCGTGCAGAGTTGATTGTGAAGGTTCCGATAGTATTCCAAGTACCATCGTCACCAGTTGTCGTGTCGCTCGAATCCTGCAACGTAATCGTTGGCGTTCCAGAATCAAGCGTGAAGATTTGCAGAAACGCAACCACCCCGTTGGTAGTTTGCGCGCCACCTGCGTCTATATATCCAGTCAGATCACCGGCTGATGCGATGGTCTCTTTCATCGCTATCGCCTCGCCCCACGCTGGCACGTTTCCGTCAGCCAACATCATTTGAGTTGAGCCGGTCAGCGTACCGTCTGCGCCACGAGTCCAGTCGTAATTCATTTGCTTTGCGTTGAACGCAAATGCTGGCTCGCCGCGAGTGGTAGATACGAGGAACATGCATTGTCGGTCAGTCGTTGGGAGCGTGCCAAGAGCGTCGTGAATCTGATCGGTGGCATCGTTAAAGAACGTGTCGAATGTCAGTTCACCGTCAACCATCGTTTGAATGCGCTCAATTGCACTCTTGTCGATTCCGGTGACGTTCTGTTCACCCCGTGGTGTTCCCAGGCTGGACAATGCGCCGACGTCACCTGAGAGGTCGTATCCTCCAACATAAAGTTGATTGCCCAGACCACTTCGTTTTGTCATGGCGTTATCGTCTCCGCTTCAAGGTCGTGTATAAGCAAATCGAAAGTAACGATTCGGTTGACCGCACCGCTGTTCCATTGGAAATAATCAACGGTCGCATCGTCCAAATCCAAGTCTGTCACCAAACTGTTGAGGTTGGAATCCCCTCTGAGTGCTGCCTTTACGTTCCTCACAGTATCCCATATTTCACCATCGACGTTCTTTTTGATGGTTGGGGATGCAATGACAGGGAAGTAGGCGCGAATTCTGATGCGCTCGGTGATCATTACGTTTCCAAGCGTCTTGGCTCCAGCAACATACGGTTCATCGCCCACGTACCAAAACGCAATGACCGGCTTGCTTGGAACCTGCACCGGTTCCCCAACGTAGAACGCTTGAAAGCTAGGGGTTGAAACCGTTTTCAGTAGAGCGTCTATGCGTGCAATAACTGCGCTTCGATCAGCCATTCAATCGCTCCGCTATTTTCTCACGTAGCTTCTTGCCCAAGCCCATTCGGTTTATACGCTGTGAGGTGTTGGCGAACATGTTGTATAGACCTTCGATAAAGTTGGCGTATATGACGTTGGAGCCTTGCGTAACCTCACCGGCGTCGATGACGGCGTTGAGTGCGTCGATGCGGGTTCCTGTGACAGATTCCCGCAGGTAGCCGGTCACCACACCATGCCCAGGGTACAACTGCGACTTCACATCGGCTTCACCGCTTAGAGCAGTAGAGTCGAGAAGGTCAGCAATTTCCTCGGCGATGATCTTTTCCACTTCTCTGGATGACCAAATAACGCCACTGAATTCAACGTCAGTCTTGTTGACCATCTAGAAATACATTCCTGCGAGATCACGGGTTTGCTTGTAGTTATCCAAGCCCCTAAGAATGGCTCGCACTTCTGCACCTGGTCTGGCGATAGTTGCGCCACCTGCGCCAATGATTGCCGTTGTGCCAGCCTCACGGCTGCGCCATCGGTCACGTGCAATTGCCAGACACGCTTCGACTACGTCAGCAGGGTAGAGATATGTATAAATGTTTGCGTCGTCTGCGTGCGTGGCTGCTGTCGTGCCATTTACGCCACGGAATACAGTCAGGTTGGTTCCGTTTTTTGCACGCACGTACATTTGCTCGGAGTCAATAAGGATGGTGTCGCCTGGGTAAATACCAGCATCGGCGTTCGTTTTTATAACCGTTGTTGCCGTGGCGTTGATCGAACCGTTCAACGTATCCCCGTTAAGTACCTCGTCTTGCCAGCCCCATGAGCCAAGAATCGTTAGGGTCTTTTGCCCTTGTGAAAGATTGTTCGTCGTATCGTCTGAAAGTTTTAGCGTGTGGTACGGGGCTTGTGGGTACGGTTCCAGAATATAGTCGTTGGTCAGTCCTTCGGTGAGAACTGTGCTGGAGTTTCGCACCGTTGCATCATATGCGGTTACGGTAGTCGGAATTGCGGTCAGCCAATCGTCGAGCGGTACAACGCCTAGAACGGGGTCAGTCGGCAAAATCCTGTGACTGTCTCTTGGTAGTTCAGACCGGTTGCGCAGTTCGCCAATGCCGAGGTCGTATTCGCGTGTTGATATGTACGGCGCAAAAGATCGGTCGCCTACATACGCTTCGATTGTGCGGGATGCGCTTTCGAGAATGGTACGAATGACGGTTATATCATCAGCCCAGTTATCAGCGTAGGTGTCACCCGCCAAGTAGTCCTTGAACAGATCAACGCTTGCATATACGTGTTTTGATCGCATCTGTTACGCCTCTCCGTTCAAGGCTACTCAGTTCGGGCTATTCGCTAACTTCTTCGACCAAGTCAGACTCGGCGACGAATTCATTTGGGTAAGTTTCGAGGATGGATACAGGAACCTTGTACTTCTTGCCCCGAATGTAGCGGTCGTCTGCGATTTGGCGACTCTTTACGCAAACCACAACGACCGTCTTTGTTTTGGCTACTGCCATTTTTGTCCTCTTGCTCTGCTGTGGGGAGCGAGCCGAAACCCGCTCCCCTTTATTGTTTTAGTTCACGCAGTTATTGCGTTTATCCCATCTTCATGATGCGGAATGCGTTGGTAAGACCAACTCGACCATCACCACGCTTGCGAGCGAAGAAACCAACCTGATCGTTGCCCATGTACAGGGAGTCGTTTCGGCGAATCGAAATTCCTACACGGTCGATCATGTAGTAGTTCGTGAAGTCACCGAATGCGCCAACTTCTTCACCGGTTGCCAGAGCAGCAGCGTCATCCCAACCAGTACCGTCAAACAGTACGGCAGGGCGACCACGGAAGCTAGCGTCTGGAGCAGCAGTTAAGTCCTCACCGAACGTCTGTCCAGCAGATGTTGAACCAATGCTGGTCAACTGCTGCATGAAGCTAGAAGTCGAGTAGAACGTGCCGTTGCTTCGGAACTGTGCTGGAAGTGTCCAGTACAGCTTGTTTACGTCAGCAGCAACGATGGAAGTTGCGGATGCTGCGGTAACGTCTGCAACCGCTGCTGTTCGCAGTCCCTGTGGCTCGGTCGTACCGTCACCACCGATAACCTGCTCGTCCTCGTATCGACCAGCAGCCTCGTTGAACACCTGGCTCAGAGTTGCTGGAAGATTGTGTGCTTCATCTTCAAGAAGTTCGTTGGAGACTCGGACAAGTCCACCTGATTTGAAGATTGTGAACGCAACCTGACCGATGGTAGGGGTTGACTCTGCACCGGTGTAAGCAGCTTCCTCAGCGATGCTTGCCCATGAAGCAGTACCGAAAGTTGGAAGGTTTCCAGCGTCACGCGAAGTCTGTATGACTCGGCAGTAAGGTCGAATCACTGAACCAGGCACGCCTGGGTCGTGGATGAGTTCTTCACGCCAGTCCTCAGGTACGAGGTATCCACCCTCTGCGTCTGTGCCTTCTTCCATTGCACGAATGTGGTTTGGGTCGCCATGTCGCCAGAAGTTCTCTGCGTTGTGGCTCTTGTCCCGCAACCATGCTCGGAAAGCGTCTTTGTAAACCTCAGCTTCTTCCTGCTGAGTGCTTCCCATCTGCTTTCGTACCCACTTAGGCTGAACAGCAGCAGGGAATCCCTTTATCCAGCCAGCAGGTTTGTGGCTAGCGGAGTATTCCTTCTTGTTGTCGTGAGCGTTGTATTCCTCGCCCTCAACAACTGGAATGTCGTTCTGTGGAAGGTGGCGACCCTGTGCGTAGCCCTTGATGGCGTCGTTTACGAGTCGTGCTTGTGCTACCTCTGCGTCGATTCGCTTTGCCTCGTCGAGCATGCGCTGTGCAGACTCTGGCGAACTTTCAGCGTAAGTTCGTGCAGATTCGAGAAGGGCAGTCGAGTGTGCAACTTTCTCGTCGAGCGTCTTGGCTGAAACTGCCGCGCTCTTAAGGTTTTCCTCGGTAACCTCTGGAACCGTAGTCGGGTCAAAGACCTGTGACATTGCTTCTTACCTGTATACCACAGCCGAACGGCTGCGCTTGTATTGCTCCAACTGAATCAACAGATCGAGCGACGTTGCGTTAAGCCTTTCGGTGGGAGTGACGGAGGAATCATCCTCGGTGGCTCCGGCAGAAGGTTGACCATCCAATGATAGTGCTTTGACCGCTTCGACCGCAACCGTGAGGTTGTCGAGTGCTTCCGAAAACTTCCGCTGTGAAAGGTGTCCAATCGTGTCCGGTTCTGCTGGGATTGGCGTTAGCGACACTTCGATGATTGCCCAAGAACGAATAACATTTCCGTCCATTGCCATCATGTGTGGGGAAGTGCCGGTCGAGACGCCCATCTTGCCAGACCGAATCATCGTGGCGATTGCCTCGGCGTACTGATTCGCACGCTCTAGCTGTGCCTCGAACCAAATACCAACTTCATCTTTGGTCTTTTTCGTAACCTGACCGATCATTGACAAACCGAGTTTCGCATCCCCGCCGTGGTCGTACAGCAGCGGTGGAGTGGGCGAGGTCGATGCTTCCCAAAAGTCGGTAGCTTTGGTGAACTTCGTTCCGTACAAATCCACGTTGTCGAAGATCACCGCATAACCGTCGATGATGTAGTTCTCGCCATCGTCAGAAGAACGAATGTTGAGATTGTGCCTGTTATCCGTCATTGATTTTCCTCCTGACGTTATGCACCTAGACCCTCAACTACCGGAGTAGCCCTGCGCGTGCAGTTTGGGTGTTCTATTGGGTTGTCGGCGTACCAATCCACTGTTTGGCGAGTGCCGTCTACCGCAGCACAGGCTTCATCGAATTCGTCACCGTCTGAAATGATTACTTCGCTCACACCGCTGGACTTGTAGCGCAGCGCAGTCGTTTGATTCTGCGCCCAGCGAACCTCAGTCCTAGCGATGACTCGCGCCCTGTTGATCTTGTCAGGATTGCTTGGGATTCCTCGGACGATGTTTCTCAGTCCGTTGAAATTTTCACCTGGAACACCATCGGCTATCTGCCTGAGTGAATATCCACGGTTCACACCCCGCTTCAACTGTTCATTGATGCGCTTGCGAGTAACAGCGTTGACCTCTTTAGCGCGCGTGGTGGCTCCGTTTAATTGCTGACGGACAAGACCTTCCTGCGAACTGAACGACACCTCGGACAACACACCGGCAGCCGTTACATCGCCCCATGTAGTTTCTGCGACGTTGCGGAGTTCCGGTGCGATTGCTTGCGCCAGTACAGCATCAAATTCAATAGGAATTAAAGTCTCGCCCGAAATGCCAAACGTAGGGGCAGCCTTTACTACTTCCGCTTCCGCTTCGTCATTGGCAATTGCTCGTCCAATGATTGAGTCAGCGTCACGCCCTAGCTTGTTGAACGCCTTTTGAATATCACTTTCTAGTTCATCGACAGATTTGTCATATTCGCGCGCTGTTGCGCGTTCAAGTTCTGCCATGCCTTTGACGTTGCGAATCGGTTGCACTTCAATCGTTGGAGATTCGATAGCGTTGAGCGTGGACGGGTTCGCCGATGGAAGTTGCCCTGTATGAAGCAAGCCTTGTGGAAGCTGTAATGCTTCACTTACTGAATCAGGGTCGTAACCAACTCTAATCAATATCGCTGCTGCCTCTGAGCGCGTCTTTTGGACGTTGGCTTCTTGCTCTCGATCTTCTGCCAAAGCACGAACGCCTGAGAAGTCGAATGAGAATTCCATATCTCTGAATTCGATTGTGTTACGCAACGAACGAGTCATAAATACAGCAATGCGCTTGTAGGCTGGCATCAAGGTTTCTTCCCAGAACGATTCTTTAGCCTGGGCGTAGTTGGAATACGTGCCGTTTTGTAATCCGACGTTCGCACCAACGACAATCGGCGGGACTCCGAACGCTGCACAGATACGGGACTCCGTAAGGTTGCGAAGATCAGGCATTGCCATATCGGTCATCTTGGATGCAAGTTCCTCGTATGAGGCATCTTCGTCCAAAACACCGATACGCTGCCAGTTGGCTTTACCGGCGAACCGAGCGTGCCAGTTACGTCGGATGGCGTCGGCTTCGTCTTGCGTGTTGAGTCGGCGCGCCACTTTCAAGAATCCAGCGGGTACACCTTTGTTTTCAAAAACTGACTTGGCGAAGTCGGTTGCGCTCATATCCAAGTTGACCATCTTGGCTAGTACCTGCAACGCTCCCAGACCGTACCAGTCGTTCAACGGGTCAACGACCTTGTGCTGTGAAATCAGTTCTTCGGGAATCACCGTGCTTTTGTGGTCGATGGTGTAATACCAGCCCTGCGGGTAGCCGGTCATCGTGTCTGGAATCACTCGGACTCGGTCAGGACGCAGTAACCACATGCCCGACAGCGTGCCAATATCTGACGTTGGCTTATACATGTAAGCGTTGCCACCGATGAGCAGTTGCATGTGCATCTGTTCAAGGAACGCAGTCATATCCTGTGAGCGGTTTGGTTCGTTGAGCAGTTCTAACGCACGTGAGTCTGTTGTTTCGATGAAGTTACGGTCTTGGTCACGTGTGCCGACGATAAGGCGCGCTTCTGAGGCTGATGTGATGTATTCGTTGATACAAGCGAACACCAACTCGTTATTGCGATAACCCTGATCTGCTGCGCTGAAATAAGATCGGTCAGGTTGCTCCGGTTGGTCGAAGCCCGACGGTGCTGTTGCGTCCTGTCGTATTTCCTCAATCGGAATGTTGCGATTCGGAACCAGTCGTGAGAGGAAATCTGTGAGTCGGGACATTACCACACGCCTTGAGATGCTGTTTCTATGAGGTCAGTAATTGCCCAAACCAGCGCATCAAGCCGGTCGGGAGAATCCGGTGAATCAGGTGTCCAAGTTGTCATCTGATCTTCAAGTTCTGGGAAAATACCTACGTGGTGAACCAAACCACGTTCATATAGTGCTGACACAGGTTCAGCGCGAACAGCCTTGCCACGGCTAGCGGTGACTGGCTTGTACGACATTGTGCCACCGCCTTCTACATTTCGGATAGTGGCTTCTACCATATCACCGCCGTAGTTCTTTTCTGCAACTACTCGATCAGCTTGAACCTCGTCGTATAACTTCTTCACTTCCCAGCCCCATTGTGCCGGTGTCGCAAATAAAGATCGGTCGTGCAACACGTAATAATGACCGTCTGACGCTTTGGCTGCTGCAATAATCCCAATCTCGTCACCGCCACCACCAGCAGGGTCAATTGCGACAACTACTCGGACAAGACCGACACCTGGCGGAAGCTGAGATACACGGTCACGGTCTATATCGTCATGTTTCCAGAGCGAACCTTCCACATCTTCGAGCAGCACGCCTTCCGCTTCCTGTCTGCCACGGCGTGTTCCTTTGAGTGGCTCGATCACGCTGGAATACCACGACGGATGCAGGTTGGCTTTGTTCTCGTCAGAGTGACCGCCGGTGACCACGGTTAGATCGTCTTTGACTAGATCACGCATAAACTTCGTCGGGCGTGGCGTGGTCGTAGCGATGATGCGTGGCTGCTTACCGATTCGCAGTCCTTCTTTAAGGTTGCTCCATGCTTCCTGCTCTCCGTTCACCTGCCTAAACGCTGCCAGTTCATCCACGGCAGCTAGGTCATGTTGAGGACCGCGCAATTGATCGGGTTCGACGGCGGTGTACGTGGTGGCGATTGCGCCGTTAGGGAAGATAAGTTCACGGTTCGACGGCACGTACTCAGGACGAAACCAGTCTGGGGCTAAGGTTAGGATGCCTGATTCACCCTCAATCATGGTTTTGCGTACATCGGGAACGGTTCGACCGACTAGGGCAATGCGCCGGTATCCCTCATGTTCGATCTTGTGCAGCAGGTTCATCGACAACGCCCAATTCTTACCGAAGCCTCTGCCGGTCATGAGCAACCAAGTAAGGTAGTCACCTTCGGGCATAATCTGCTTGGGACGTCCCCAGAACCTAATATCGAACAAAAGACGCTTTGCAGCTTCACGGTCAAGCGACGCCAAATAGTTGTCCAACTTTCCGCTTGCTTGCAGCAGTTCGGCTTGGCTCCAGTTGACGAGTGGATTAATTGCAACCGTGGTCATACGCAAATTCTAGCAAGTCAAACATTGTGTTGTTATTTTTCTAAATTGGCATAAATATTTCTTGCGTTTGCTCCCGACATACGTATAATAGTTATACGGAAACGAAACAAGCGCACAAGGAACCACAAAGATGCCACGAGCAATTCAGACCAATCGCTGCACCAACACTGTTGCAAGCGCATTCGGCATCGAACCTAAAACTACTCTTACTTACGCCCACGACTTGACCGATGAGTTACGAGAAGCAGGATTTACTCTGGAAAAAATTGAGACGCAAATCCTTCACGATGTAGCCAAGTGCAACAAGGAAGAATCTGACGAACAACTTGACCACTGGCAATGCAGATATTACGACGATAAGAAGATGGTCGATGTTCTCGCAGACTGGAAAGAAGGCGAAAACTGGATTCTATTCAACCCTGGTCACGTACAAGCAGTTCTTGCCGACGGTTCAATCGTTGACACCTACTGGAATCCACGAGGCTTCTGGAACCGTCACATTGATCTGGCTTACAAAGTTAGCTAATATCCACACAAATAACGCTTGCGTTTGCTCCTAATGCGTGTATAATTGATACCACAACGAACGATAACTAAACAAAAAGGAACCACGAAATGACCGTAGTAATCACCATAAGCGGAATCACTGATCTGGGCAGTCATGAGTTAGTCGGAAGTGACACGAAGGGCTGGCAGACAACATGCGGTATCAAGGTTGAGTTCGGTCGATACGGAACCAACCTCGTACACAGTGTCGATGCAGGAACGCCCACCTGCAAGAATTGCTAACCACCAACCAGCCAAAGAAAGCCCCGCCTTACAAGCGGGGTTTTTTATTCCAAATCAATTACCAATTTGGCACGCATTCTAAAACGCTGTGGACAGTTTCAAAAACTAGGCTTTGGAATTGCTGGCTTCGGCGTCCTCGGCTTCCATAATTGCGATCTGTGCGTTGATCATTCCGCTTTCGATCATGCGTTCTCGCATATCGCTCAGCCTAGCGTGCAACACATCCAGAGGGTCATCGCCGTTGACAAGGTTTACGTTGTTATTGTTGACCGTGACTTCCTGCTTGTTGCCTTCTCTGAATATTGGGCGACGTGCCTTTAGAACTAACTCGATGGCGCGAATGTGACCGTTTGCGCCTTCCTTCCACAGGACGCCTTCCAGCTTGTCGAGTGCATCTTCCAATGAGTCGTCCCAAGCCTCTGCGAACTCAGGATATTTGGCTCGATGACGGTGGACTGTCGCTCTTGATACATCGGCAGCCTTACACGCTGCGGACACGTTGCCGGTTGCGCCTAGCGTTTGTAGGAATAGCAGCGACCACGCGGGCGCGTGCGCAGGGAATGTCTCGTTCTTTTTCTTCTTACTCCGTCCCGCCATGCCGTTCAGCCTTTTTGCCTGTGAAATCTTCCCACCGCTTTACGATCACGTCGCAGTAGATCGGGTCTATCTCTATACCGTAACACTTGCGCCCAGTTTTCTGGGCTGCGATGAGGGTAGTGCCTGAGCCGAGGAACGGGTCGAGGATGATTTGTGGGTTGCCGTAATTCTCAAAGCACCATTCAGCGAGAGCGATGGGTTTCTGTGTTGGATGCACTCGCCCTTCACCATGCTCACTGTCTTTTATCATGCCATGCCATTTATGACGAAATACATCAAGCCGAACGCCTCTGTTCGCAAACGCTAATTCTGCACCACTGAACGTGTCACCCTCGCGCTGTTTATCCCACACAATCCAGCCGTACCCATCCATTAGAACCGAAGGGTAATAATTTGCGCCCCAAAATATGAGCGAACAATCTTCAACGGCAAATAACTGATATGAAGAGCGCGCTATGTCCGCGCTTTCATCACCTTGTATCTCGCCAAAATCGTTACTTACTGATGCACCATCAATGCCTTCGCCTGAATGCTGTATCCCATAAGGGGGGTCAGCGAATACCATGTCAGCCTTCGCACCGTCCATCAGATACGCCACGCTCTCAGCGTCCGTCGAGTCACCGCATAACAAACGATGCTCGCCCAATATCCATAAGTCGCCAGGTTGAGTAATCGGGTCGGCTGGTGGCTCTGGCACATCGTCTGGGTCGGTTAGACCTTCTTCGGGTTCATCGTTGCCCATCAACGCATCTAGGTCAGGGAAGCCCAGCAAATCAAGATCGAAGTCGAGTTCTGCTAATGCGTCCAGTTCGAGCGTAAGCAGACCATCGTTCCAGGTGGCGTTCTGGGCTAGCTGGTTGTCTGCTAGGACGTAGGCTTTCCATTGCGCCTCGGACATATCAGAGCGGTCGATAACTGGGACTTCTTTTAGTCCTAACTTGCGTGCTGCTGCTAGGCGTGCATGACCAGCTACTACCGTGTTGCCGTGAATGATGAGCGGGTTAGTCCAGCCAAACTCTTGGATAGATGCTGCAACCTGCGCTACCTGCTCCTCAGTGTGTTCGCGGGCGTTGTTGGCGTAGGGGAGTAGCGTGTCGATCTTGACCTGTGTAATTTGTGGTTCTGTCACCTACTCAACTCCTTCAGCCTTTGTTTTAGAACACGCTTGGATTCTGCTGACTGCTGCTTCGTAGGTGCTTCAGCCCAGTACCCGCAGGACATGCACACGATACGCTCGCCGTGTTGATCGTTCAGGTTAGGTTCAGGTGCTTTGCATTTAGGGCAGTTCATATCTGTTGCGGTTCTCCTGCGTACATATTACCGCTACCCAAACAAAGCGTTGCACTCGCTGGCACATTATCCAGCACCCATTCGACACAACCCCGCAATATTAAGTGCCATTGCCTGTTGCATTTGCTCCCGATGTGTATATACTTGTATTCACAACAAACGAAAGGAACCACAAATGATTACTGAACAGCAAAAGATCGACATTATTAGATTGGCGACCTCGAACGCTCACGACGTATCGAACGCTCAGATAGGCAAACACTTCGGTATCAGCGGTGAACGAGTGCGCCAGATTGTCGCAGCATCAGGTCAGCACAAACCGCGCAAACTAGGTGCTGTGTACAAATGCAAGAAGCCTAAGTGCAAGCGACGATTCCGAGGAACTAGACAATACGGCGGTGGGAAGGCTCGTTACTGCCACAAGCACCGCAACACCAGGAACCACAATGACTAACGAAAACAACCTCAACAAGTTGTACGAACTTGTGAAATTTTGGCAAATAGAACTCGATTATTTAACCGACTCTGCTAGCGGAGCCACTCAATGCTGTATCAATGAACTCAAAGAAGCACTTGCCAGCTTGGAGAACAACTCTTGCGACTGTACCGCTGGCGTCGAGCATATTCATTTATTAGATTGAGTAACGCTTGCAATTGCGCCCTAACAAGCGCATAATTCACATATCGGCAACGAACCACAACACCAGCCGATGAAAGGAACCACAATGACCA